CGTTGCACAAGCGGGAGGAGCTACTCTTAACAGTTTAGATCTTGACTACTTTGCTGGTGATACAGACAATGATGTAAAAGCCATTGCTTCTCACCACATACCAACTGGTATGGACCAATCACTCGCTCAGATGAAAAATTGTCTAAACGTTTCAGACGATGATGCATCTGGTTTTGAGATGGACAAAGCTGTTGTTATTTCTGCTAAAACAGACGATGCTTTAACTGCCGGAGAAGGCGTGTTAAACATTTACTGGACTCAGCAAGTTAATAACACTAACTAGTATAATTATGTGGGAGAGAAACTTTGAGACTTTTTGATCTCAATACTCTCCCACACCAAAGATAAGGAGAAAAAACTATGTATATGGGTGATGTAAAGTCGAAGACTTTCTTAGACACGAACGCTTCGTCTACAACTTATGTAGCTGCCGCTGCTCGACCAACATCTACGTTTACGCTGGCTAATTCATCTTTCGGAACAAATACCGCAAGAAAAATTACAGCTACAACTGCTGGAACGGGAGACAACGGTAAAACAGTTACGATTGTTGGAAAAGATCATAACAATGAAGATGCAACTGAAGTTATAACTTTAACAGGATCTGCGGAAACTTCTTCTGGAACTACTACAGCTTTCTTGTCAATAACTTCTGCTACTGTTAGTGCACAACCTGCTGCTAACGTATCTTTAGGAATGACAGCTGACGTATTTGGATCTATCTTTCAAGGTAGAACTAGAGTTAGACAGGTGAACGCAGAGTCAGGTGGATCTATTGGAAGTGTTTTATTTAGAAATGGAAGTCTAACAGGGACAGCTTTGTTAACAGTTAGAACAGGTGCAACTGCAGGAGATGTCAATACAGTCAACATTCCTCAAGATGGAATATTGTACAAAGATGGTGCATTTGTAACTTTTGATGAAACTCAATGTAACTCAGCAACTGTTTACTTTGACGGATAAGGAGGATAAGTGGCAAACACTACTTCCGGCACAACAGTATTTGATAAAAACTTTTCTATAGATGAGATTATAGAGGAGTCTTATGAAAGAATAGGTCTTCAAAGTGTATCTGGTAATCAGATGCGCCAGGCAAGAAGATCTCTTAATATATTATTCCAAGAATGGGGTAATAGAGGTCTACACTATTGGCAGATTGGAAATAACTCAATTACATTAGTAAATGGTCAAGCAGTATACACGATGTTTAGATCAACAGGTGATGGCACGTCTGATGCCACAGCTATTTATGGCGTTGATGATATATTAGAGGCTGTTTATAGAAATTCTTCAAGTGTTGATTCACCTCTTACAAAAATAAACAGATCTACGTATCAAGCTTTATCTAATAAGACAGCTACAGGTCAACCATCACAATATTATGTTCAAAGATTTATTGATAAAGTTACAATCACTTTATATTTAACACCAGGTTCATCAGAAGCTGGTAACACGATTAATTATTATTTTGTAAAAAGGATACAAGATATTGGTGACTACACTAACGCAACAGATGTGCCATATAGATTTGTTCCTTGTATGGTATCTGGATTAGCTTTTTATTTAGCACAAAAATTTAAACCTGAATTATCACAACAAATGAAACTATATTACGAGGATGAATTACAAAGAGCTTTAGCGGAGGATGGCTCATCATCTAGTTCGTTCATAACCCCAAAAACTTATTATCCAAATGTCTAATTTTTCAAAAGGTAAATACGCACAATTCATATCTGATAGATCAGGTATGGCTTTTCCATACAAAGAAATGGTAAAAGAATGGAATGGTTCTAGAGTTCACGTATCAGAGTTTGAACCAAAACAACCACAATTAGAACCTAAACCACACGGAGCTGATCCTCAAGGTTTACCTATGGCAAAACCTGATAGAACAGAACCAACTACAGAAAATTTATTACCAGGAAATCCTTTTAATATTACATCTGGAAGTCAAACAATTACAGTAACAGAACCAAGTCACGGAAGAACAACCGGAAATACTGTTGTTTTTAGAAACGTGGATGGATCACCAGGAGGAGTAGCTTTTACAGTGTTTGAAAATGCTTCAGGATTTAGTATAACAGTAACAGGAACAAATAATTATACGTTCACATTAGGATCAACTCCTACTGTAACGGAAAAATCAGGAGGAATGTTTGTAACGGCAGGACCGGTAACATTGACACCATAATGGCAGGAATAAGTTATAGCACATTAGTTACACAGATTAGAAACTACACAGAAGTAGATTCTAATGTTTTAACTACTGACCAATTAGAAAATATTATTTTAAATGCGCAGTATAGAATTATGCGGGATGTTCCTATCGACGCTGATAGAAAACAACAAATAGGTAATTTAGTTACAGGACAAGAAACAATAAATGCTCCAGGAGGAGCTTTGTTTATTAGAGCAGTCCAAGTGTATGATTCCACATCTGCTACAACTGGAGCAAATGTATTTTTACAGAAAAAAGATGTTACATATTTACAAGAATATATTTCATCTACAGAGTCATCAAAAAGAGGCCAACCTAAATATTACGCTATGTTTGGTGGGGCTACTGGAGATGGTGATACTAATTCTGGAAGAATGATGTTCGCGCCCGTTCCGGACACGACATATAAATTTAGGGTGCATTACAACAAAATGCCGACTACTTTAGCGTCTGATAATCAAAGTAATTATATCAGTCTAAACTTCCCAAATGGCCTATTATATTGCTGTCTAGCGGAGACTTATGCCTTCTTAAAAGGCCCAGCAGATATGTTGACACTTTATGAAAATAAGTATAAACAAGAAGTAGATAAATTTGGTGTAGAGCAAATCGGTAGAAGAAGACGAGATGATTACACAGATGGCGCTGTTAGAATAACAATACCATCAACAACACCTTAAGGAGTTTTATTATGGCAATAACATCGGCAATATGCACAAGTTTTAAAGTGGAGCTTTTAAAAGGAGTTCACAATTTTACAGCAACAACAGGTAACACTTTTAAGATTGCCTTGTACACTAGCTCTGCAACTTTAGGTGCGAGCACGACAGCTTTTTCATCTTCAAACGAAATTACCAATACCTCTGGAACAGCTTACACTTCTGGTGGTGCAACATTAACAAGCGTAACTCCAACAACTTCTGGAACAACTGCGGTTTGTGATTTTGCAGACGTAAGTTACACAGACGCAACGTTTACAGCAAACGGTTGTTTGATTTACAACGATACAGCAACAGGTGATCCAGCGTGTGCGGTAGTTGCTTTTGGTGGAGACAAAACAGTAACAGCTGGAACTTTTACAATTCAATTCCCAACAGCAGACGCTACAAACGCGATCATAAGATTAGCGTAAGGAGGTAGGAACGGATGTCCGTTACTCGAACCTTTACAGTAACGGTAGTTTCTACCGGTTCCGGTAATAAATATTTTATTGATGGTGTACAACAAGCTACAGTTAATTTAGCTGAAGGTGCAACATATAGATTTGATCAATCTGATTCATCAAACAGCACACACCCTTTAAGATTTTCAACAACCAGCGGTGGAACTCACAGCGGCGGAGATGAATATACAACTGGTGTTACAACTAATGGAACGCCAGGAAGCGACGGAGCTTATACACAAATTACCGTAGCCTCTTCTGCGCCAACTTTATACTATTATTGCAGTAATCACCCAGCAATGGGAGGTCAAGCAAACACCCCAACTTCTAATACTTGGGGAGTATTAACGTGGGGAGCAAATGCCTGGCAAAGTAATGAAGTAACACAATCCTTAACTTCACCAGGTGCAATAACTTCTGCCGTTGGTGATGTAACAGCTTTTCCGCTACAAGGATGGGGATCAGACTCGTGGGGAGATGAAGGTTGGGGAGAATCATCTTTCTCTTTTGAATTAACTGCTCCAGATGCAGTAACTTTAAATGTTAGTGTTGGTTCAACTTTTGGTGACGGTAGTTGGGGAGAAGAACAAGGTTGGGGTCAATTTGTTATAAACCCTGCAGATGTTGTGGGATTAACAGGTGTTTCATCAACGTCGTCTGTTGGATCAGCAACAATGATTGGTGATGCAGAGTTTTCTATTTCAGGAGTTAGCGCAACTTTATCTGTTGGATCAATAACACCAGCCGATGTAATGGGATTAACAGGAATTGCATCAACTTCTGCAGTTGGTGCTCTTACACCTGCTGACGTTGTTGGAATTAGTGGAGTCTCAGCAACTGCTTCATCTGGTTCAATAACTATTAATTCAAGTCCTGTCGTGGTTCCAACCGGACAGTCTGCAACTGCATCAGTAGGGACAATAGATCCATTAGCAATCGTTCAAGGGCTAACAGGACAAGCTATGACTTCTGCTGTAGGAAGCACAACAATTGATCAAATAGCGTTAGGTTTAACAGGGCAATCTGCAACAGTATCTGTAGCCGCTTTTGGCACTGCTTCTGGCTTTGGAATTCAAGCATATTCTGATGTTGACACAGGTTCAAATTCTTCGTATACAAATGTTGCAACAGGATCAAATACAAGTTATACTGACGCTGCATAATAGGAGATAAAATATGGCATCAACATATACACCTCTCGGTATAGAACTCCAGGCAACTGGTGAAAATGCGGGAACGTGGGGAACAAAAACAAATACAAACTTACAAATTTTTGAACAAATTGTTGGTGGATTTACACAACAATCAATAGCTGGCGGTGCACAAACTACAGCTTTATCTGTATCTGATGGGTCAACTGGTGCAGTTTTATCTCACAGAATGATTGAATTTACAGGTTCGATTACAGGAAACCAAATCGTAACTATTCCAAATGATGTTCAAACTTTTTATTATTTAAGAAATTCAACTACTGACGGAGCAGGTACTCCAACAGTACAATTTAAATATGCAACTGGTTCAGGTGATTCGTTTACTTTTGCAGCAGGTGATAAAGGTGATGCCGTTGTATTTGCAACTGCAAATGATGGAACTAACCCAGACATTCTCACATTACCAGCTGGTACTGTTACCCTTGCAGGGACACAAACTTTAACTAATAAAACGTTAACATCTCCTAAAATAGGAACTTCTGTTTTAGACACTAACGGAAATGAATTAGCTCTTTTAACAGCGACAAGTTCAGCTGTTAATGAAGTTACATTCGCAAACGCTGCAACAGGCAACAACCCATCTTTCGCAGCAACAGGTGATGACTCAAACATTGGTATTGATCTTAAAACAAAAGGAACTGGTGTAATTAAAGCTGAAGATAGTGGTGGAAACGTATCTGCAGTTAAGATTGCAGGTAAAGAAACTATTTGGGTTCCTGCGGTGGCTATGTATCCTAATACGACTAATGGAGCAGAAGCTGCTCAAGTAGAATTATCTAATGGCCCTGAAATTAAAGTTTTAGATTTTGATAAAAGTTCTGATGAGTTTGCACAGTTTGCAGTAGCATTTCCTAAATCTTGGAATGCAGGAACAGTAACTTTTCAAGCTTTTTTTACAGCAACATCGACAAATACAGGAACAACAGCGTGGGGTTTATCTGCTGTGGCTTTAGCTGACAATGGAGATTTAAATACAGCTTTTGGAACACAAGTTGTTGCAACAGCGAAAGCACATAGTGGAACATCAAACGATTTAGATGTAGCTAATGAAAGTGGAGCAGTGACGATTGCAGGATCACCTGGTGATAATGAATACGTTTTCTTCCAAATCTCAAGAGATGTATCAGCAGATGATTTAGATGCTGATGCAAGATTATTAGGAATTAAATTATTCTTCACTACAGATTCTGCTAACGATCTCTAAGGAGAATAAATGGATAAAATAGAAAAGAATCTAATAGGTGAAAGTCCTAGAAATAATAAAAATACATCAACCCCAAAAACAAAATCTTTTGGCTATCAAATTTTAGGTTTTGGTTCTGCAGGCGCAGGCGCTACCAACGATTTAGAATACCTCGTCTCAGGAGGAGGTGGCGGTGGTGGCGGCCCATATGGTTCTGGAGGCGGAGGAGCCGGTGGATATAGAATAGGAACATACACTGGAATTGATACAGGATTAACATTTACAGTTGTAGTTGGTGGCGGTGGATCAGCTGCACCCGCATCTGGAGCAACAGGAGGAAGTGGTGGCGCTGGAGTAGCATCATCATTGGCAGAGCCAGGTTTAGGAACTATTTCTTCTGCTGGAGGTGGTAGAGGAATAGGATTTAGATCACCATTACAAGGTGGTCCTCAAGCTGGAAATGGTCAAGCTGGAGGCTCTGGATCAGGAGGTTCAAGTAGGGGAGGACAAGGTGGTTCAGGAGATACACCATCAGTTACACCATCACAAGGTAATGATGGAGGAGATGGAAGAAATTCACCAGCAGGTCTTGGAGGCGGCGGTGGCGGAGGCGCTGCTGCAGGTGGACAAGATGGAGGAACTGCGGCACCTTCAACAGTACAAAAAGGTGGTGATGGTGGCGCTGGCGCGGCTAATACCATAACAGGTTCAACAGTTTATTATTCTGGCGGCGGTGGAGGTGCACCTGAATCATCAGGAGCTGCTGGAGCCGGAGGACAAGGCGGTGGTGGCAATGGTGCCAACGGAGCTTTTAGTCCATCTCCTGGTAATTCTGCTGCAACTGCTGGAACTGCTAACACTGGCGGAGGTGGAGGCGGTGCGGCTTATGATATTTCACCAGGATTTACTAGCGGAGCAGGTGGATCTGGAGTTGTTATTTTAAGAGTTCCAACAAGTTTTTATCCAGGAACTACATCAGGAAGTCCAACGATTACAACGGATGGTGCTTTTACAGTTATTAAATTTACTGGGAACGGAAGTTATCAATCATAATGGCACATTTTGCAAAATTAAATTCAGATAATATTGTTCAACAAGTTGTAGTTGTATCCAATGATATTGCTACCACTGAACAAGCTGGTGTTGATTTTTTAAATAATCTTCACGGGACAAATGATGTTTGGAAACAAACTTCTTATAATACATACGCAAATGTTCATCTACTAGGGGGAACACCTTTTAGAAAAAATTATGCGTCCGTAGGTTTTACTTATAATGAAACTATTGATGGATTTGTTGAACCTAAAACTTATGATAGTTGGGTATTAAATGAAACAAAAGGGATATGGGAACCACCTGTTGCTTATCCTAATGATGGTAATACATATAATTGGAATGAAAATACTCAAAACTGGGTATTGAAAGAATAGTTTATTTATACTATACTTAAGTCATAAACAAATACAGAATGAATCTATATAATTTTATAAAAGTATATAATACTATACCTAAAAAAGTTTGTGTTAAATTATTAAAAAAATTTCAAAAAGTAAATTATAGAAAACACCAATGGCAAAACAATGGAATCGTTATTGGTTCTAGAGAACAAGAAGAATTAAAGAACTACGATTTAGAAAAGAAAGAACAAGATATTTTAGTTCCCTTTGTTAAAGAAGCTTTGAATAAATATAGAGACGATATATATAAGGAAAACCCATCAATTAATTATTCTAATAATAAAAATGATCCTTTTAAAATGATTGAAAGTATCTCGCCTTTTAGATTAAATAGATATGATGAACACTCAAATATGGCTGTTCACGTAGATCATATTTACACTATATTTGATGGTCAAGAAAAAGGGATACCCATATTGAGTGTAGTTGGAATATTAAATCAAAATTATGAGGGAGGAGATTTTAAAATTATAGATAAATATCTTAAGTTTAAAACAGGCGATGTTTTAATTTTTCCATCAAATTTTATGTATCCTCACGAAGTTACCTCTATTACAAAAGGAACTAGATATTCATTCGTCACTTGGGGTTATTAATATGAGAATAAAATATAATGAAAAAAATAAAGAGAATGCAGACAACGATATATTAACTGGATTGTTTTCCACTCCTGTTTATCTTTCAAAATTAAAAAGAGAATTTACAAAATCTGAATTACAATTTGTAGAAAAAAATAAAAAGAATCCATATAAAAATATAGGTAATATTACTTCCACAGATAATTATGTTCTAAACAAGAAACCTTTTGCTAAATTAAAAAAAGAAATTGAATCAAAAATTGATATTTATTTTAAAAATGTATTTGATCCTGTTGATGGGGTAAAATTCTATATAACTCAATCTTGGTTGAATTATACACAAACGAATGAATTTCACCATAGACATCACCACCCTAATTCTTTTATCTCTGGTGTTTTTTATTTTGATTGTAATGAGCAATTTGACCGTATCACTTTTCATAAAGAAGTTTTAGGGATAGAAAAATATTTAATTTTTGAAAGAAAAAATTGGAATCACTTTAATTCTGATCGTTGGTACTTTCCATTAAAAAACAAAGATTTAATTTTGTTTCCCTCTCATTTAAACCACGAAGTAGAAAATAAAAAAGGAAATAATTTAAGAATAAGTTTAGCTTTTAATGTTTTTATAAAAGGAACAATAGGTCAAAAATTTAATTTAACTGAGTTGAAATTAAAATGAAAAGAAAATTAACCACTGAAGAAATAATTAAATATTTTAGTAGTGAAAAAGGATTTGTTTGGGGTATGGACACAGCAATAAAGTCATTAGCATTATCTCCAAATGTATCTTATGATCTAGAATGCAAAGCTGGAGTTTACACTTTATTAAGATGGGAGTCCCCTCTACCTAAACCTACTTCAGAAGAAATAAAACTAGAATATGAAAGACAAAAAACTATAGCTGAATGTTTAGAAATATTTAAAAATAAAGATGGAAAAAAATAAATTAGAATTATTTAAAACTACTGTTTATGCAAACTATTTAAAATTTGCTAATGATAAACAGTTTAAGAAAAAATTAAATTTAATTTATAAAAAAGAAAAAGGTCGTATTAAAACAAACGTAGGAGGTTATCAATCTAATGACCTACCAAGTCAAGAACCTGTGTTTGCACCTTTTCTAAGTGCTCTTACAAATGAAGTTAATGAATACGCCAAAGAATATGGATTTATAAAAGAACTAAGGTTAAGTAATTTTTGGTTAAACGTAAATAATTACAAAAATTATAATTCTTTACACACGCACCCAGAAAGTTTGTTTTCGGGTGTCTATTATATTGATGTTCCAAAAAAATCTGGTTTAATTATATTTGAAAGAGTAGGGAAAATAGTTATGGATTGGGCTTGGACAGATTGTGAATACAATAAATTTAATTCTTTAAATTCTACTTCATACGCACTTAAACCAGAAAATAATTTATTATTAATTTTTCCCTCTTGGCTACCACATAAAGTTGATCCAAATTTAAACCGAAAACAAAAAAGAATATCTATATCTTTTAATTTTTGCAAAAAATGAAAAACAACATAGTTGTTAAAAATAATTTTTTAAAAAAAGAAGAGCTACAAAGTATTAAAAATTTACTACTTTCAGATAATTTTTCTTGGTTTTATTCAAACACACAAGTAAAGGCTAACAAAGACTGCTCTTTCTTTTTTCACTCTTTTTTTCATAACAACAGGGCTAACTCAAATTATCTAGATGTGCTACAACCCATCTTAAATAATTTAAAGCCTATTGCTTTGATTAATATTAGAGCCAACTTGATGGTGAAAAAACCAGACTCAAATTCTAGTTATCATATAGATAGTCCAGGAGCTAAGACAGCTATATTCTATGTAAATACAAACAATGGATGCACTGAATTTAAAGATAGTAAAAAGAAAATTAAGTCTGTTGAGAACAGAATATTGATATTTCCTTCAGGATTAACTCACAGAGCTATTGGTCAAACCGATACTGATCGAAGAATCGTCATTAACTTCAATTATTACGACGGCCCTCAAAAGTAAAAGGAGTTGATATCCTAACTATATTCGACTATATTTTTGTCCAAAAACCGGTATAATGATATAATGCTAAGAAAAGTACAATTTCTACCTGGATTCAATAAACAACTTACAGAAACTCAAGCAGAGGGTCAGTGGGTTGACGGTGATAATGTAAGATTTAGATATGGCTCACCAGAAAAAATAGGTGGATGGCAACAACTAGGAACTGATAAATTAACAGGGGCAGCGAGAGCTATGCACCACATCGTTAATAGTAGCGGTGTTAAATATTCTATTATAGGAACTAACAGAATTTTATATGCTTATTCAGGAGGTGTGTTTTATGACATACATCCCATCAAAACAACCACAACTTTAACTAACGCTTTTAGCACTACAAACGGATCAGCCGTTGTTACAATAACTTTTTCTACATCTCACGGTGCTAATCCTGGAGACATAATTTTACTAGATAATTTTACTACAATTACAAATTCAAACTTTAGCGCATCTGATTTTGACGATAAAAAATTTATGGTGACCAGCACACCAACTAATACTACTTTAACTATAACTATGCCATCTAACGAGTCTGGTTCTGGTGCAACTACTTCTGGTGGTATTAGAGTTCAACTTTATTATCCA